CCATCATCCAGACGCCGGCGATGCCGCAGGGGACGGCACTGATCGGCGCGTTCGACGTCGGCTGCATGCTCTTCGATCGGCAGCGCGGACGTGTGACGCGCGGGCTCACCGGCGACAACTTCACGCGCAATATCCAGGTCCTGCGCGCCGAGCTGGAAGCCGCCTTCGCCGTGCTACGGCCACCCACCTTCACCAAGATCGTTTTTTGAACAACTGATGCCGGACGTTGGCGATATCTACGACACGCCGGAGGAGCAGCGGCGGCTAGCCGAGATCCTCGAGCAGCGCTACCTGGCGATGCTCACCGCGGTGCATGCCGCGTTGATCCGGCTGTTCGGCCTGGATCCGAATCGCTTCGTCATCTCGGACAATGCCGTCAACCTGCTGCTGGTCGACGCGGCGCAACGCGTCGTCCGCATCGACGAGACAACACGCCAGGCGATCGCCGAGCAATTGCGCGTCGGACAGGCGCTCGGCCTGTCAACGTACGAGATCGCGCACGGCAACGCCAAGATCGGCTACCACGGCATCGAGGGCCTCTATACGGAGACCTGGCAGGGCCGCGCCGATACCATCGCGCGCACCGAATTGCAGCACGCCCAGAACGAGGCCAGCCTGAATCGCTACGCCGCCACGGGCATGGTGGACACGGTCACAATCATCGACGGCGACGAATGGGATGAGGGTTGCGCGAAACGCAATGGCACGACGGTACCGATTAGCGCCCATCCGCAACTCTTGCATCCGAACTGCACCATGATCCTGGTGCCCGTGCTACGCGAAGGGATCATCTGAATGTCCGGCTTGACGCGGCGCGAGCGCGAGATTCTGCGCTGCATCAGTGAAGGTGCACGCGACCACGAGATCGCCAGCGCGCTGGTCCTGGCCGAGACCACCGTCAAGACGCACGTGCGCCACATCCTGCAAAAACTCAATGTGCGTTCTCGGACCGAGGCCGCGGTCAGCTATGCGAAAGGAGTGCCCATCTGATGCCAGCGAAATCCCAGAAGCAAAGGGCCTATTTGAATTGGCGGTTCGGCCATAAGTGGGTCCGAGCCCACCATTTCGCCAACAAAGGCAAACTCCAGACACGGGTGCGGCGCAAGAAGTGATCAAAGGGCCGCGCGTCCTGGCGTTGACCGGCGACGAGTCGGGCCCGACGCTGTGGCGCGTGTGGGGGCCGTACACCGAGTTACAGAAGCGTGGCTATGGCGCCTGGTTTCGGCACAAGGACGATCCCGAGATGGATGCGCCCGAGTGGCCGTATCTGGCCGCGACGCGGCTCGAGGCCGTCGTCATCCCGCGCTTCTACTGGCGCGATCACGTGTCCTCGCGCCAGTGGATTAGCACGCTGCATAAAGCTGGGCTGGCGGTGATCTACGACCTGGACGACGACGTACTCTCGCCCCAGATCGGCGCGCGCCAGCAAGCCACGACCGAACAACACAAGTCACTGGCCGAGCTCGAGCAGGACCGTCGCGATCGTATCGCCGCCTTGCGCTTGTGTGATGGCGTGACCACCAGCAACGACATCCTGGCCGCGGTTATCCGCCAGTACACCGGCGCACCGGTCATCGTCGTCCCGAACGCCATCGACGCAGCGTGGTTTCGGCGCACTATGCATGGATCTCCACGGATAGAAAAGCACCTGACTATCGGCTGGGCTGGCGGCTCGCGCTACGTCGAGGACCTCGCGCCGGTGGCCGAAGCCTGGCACAACGTGGCGAAGGCACGGCCCGATGTCCACTTCGTCGTGCAGGGTTTTCTGCCCGAGCTGCTGACCGACGCGGTCCCCGCGCGGCGCATGCATCGCGTGCCATGGCTCAGCATTGAGGAATATCCGCGGGCCATGCGCAACGTGGATATTGCCTGCTGCAGCGTGGCCGCCAATCACTTCAATCGCTGCAAAACGCCGATCAAACTCTGGGAGTTCACCCTGGCCGGCGCGGTCTCGGTCGTCTCGCCCACCCTCTACGGCGCCGTCGCTTCACCCGAAGAGGATGTGCTGCTGGCCGAGACCGCTGCCGAATGGGAAGCCGCCCTGTTGCGCCTGATCGACGATTGTGAGCTGCGCCGGCGTCTGTGGCGCGCCCAGCGCCGCCGCATCGCATCCGAGCACGCTCTTGCGCAGAATTGGCAACGATGGCCGATCGCCTGGCAGCAGATCCTCGAGCACTTCCACGCCCGGCGCCTGCTCAGCGCTTGAGCCTGGTGCGCTGCGAGAAGTGCCGCTCGCCGGTTGGCCGATTGGCACCGAATTCTGTGGCTGAATTCAAGTGCCGCGCGTGCGGCACGCTCACGCTCGTTCGCACGTGACCTGGTATTCCTGGGGCTATAACGACTACGCCGAACCTGGGCGGAGCGGTTGGGTCAGCGGTACGACGACGCCCCTGCTGGATGCCCAGCCCACGTCGTTTCCGGGTGGCGTGGACATTGCGCATCTGGTGGTTGGCAACACCGAAGGGGTGGCGTGTTCGACGAGCGGTGACGTGTATTGCTGGGCATATTTGCCGGCGGGCAATACGTCGCTGGGCCAATGCCGTTTCGGCAATCAATTCACCTATCCACCAAACGCACTGAATCCACCCACCAAGCTGAATTATGCGGAGTCTGTCGGTGCGGTCGAGGTGGCGATGACCCAGCAGGGCACGTTCTGGCGCCGAAGTGACGGCACGGTCTGGGGCGTCGGCTACAACCAGAACGGCGAGTTCGGCACGGGCGAGGCGGCGACCACGTACCACGGCACGCCGATCCAACTCACCGGCTTACCAGCCGGCGTGACCCACATTTTTGCCAAAGACGACGGCCTGAGCACGTGGGCCATCGATGGCTCGGGCAGATTGTGGATGGCCGGCAATAGTGCGAATGGCGAGGATGGCAGCGCGCTCAATCACGGCAACAAATTGACGCATGCCCTGGTGGCGGGCATGCCGGCCACCACCGTCACCCAGGTGGCCTTCGACTATCGCACCGTGTATGCGTTGCTCAGCGATGGCACGGTCTGGACCTGGGGCCGTAACCCGCTCACTGGCACCACGCCATTGCTGGCACCGGCTGCGCTCAGCGGGATCACGGGCATCCAGCAGATCTTCGTTTCGGACGGGCCCTCGACGACGTTCCTGCTGACTACGGGCAACGTCCTCCAGGGCTTCGGTTCGGACAGTGGCGGTATGTTGTGCAACGGCTCCTGGTCGGGCGGCAGCACCGGTGTCGGGAGTTACGTGCAGAACGATCACAAGAGCCTGCCACCGGTCACCATCACTATCCCAGGCAAGACCGCCTCGAAGTTGTTCCGGGGGAGCTCGTCGACCTACGCCATGTTCGTCCTGACCACGGATGGGCAGGTCTGGGGCTGGGGCGTGCGCGACAACATGTGGGGCAATGCGCCGCCGGCGTACGCCACCACGGTGACCACGCCGGTCATGCCGCCGTATCAGGTCTTTCCGACGAGCTTTCCGAGCGGCACGACGGACGGCGTGATCATGGCCGAGCGCGCGCTCTTTGTGGCTGGTCCGGCTGCCGCGCCCGCGGTCGGCATGGTGCCCTCGCTGCTGGCGACAATCGTCGGCTGAGAAAAGTGCTACATTAGCGCTGACGTCGCGCAGGCCACCTGAGGCACTCGCCTCCTCGGCCATCCCGTCACGATACGGGGGTGCGCGCCAGTGCTGAGCTACAAAGCAGTCGACTTCCAACTCGAGGAGTTGAAGAGCCGCGGCGACGACGGCTGGAGCTTCAGCGGGTATGCCTCGACCTTCGGCAACATCGACGAGGGTGGCGATGTCGTCCTCCGCGGCGCCTTCGCGAACTCGCTCGCAGTGCGCGTGCCGCGCCTGTTGTGGCAGCACGACATGTCCGAGCCCATTGGTAAGGTCGTCCAGCTCAAAGAAGATGACCTCGGCCTACACGGCGACTTTCTCATCAGCCGCACGAGCCGTGGACACGACGCCTACGTCCTGTTGAAGGACGGCGCCATCGACTCGATGTCGATCGGCTACATCCCCGAAGAGCAGGAGTTCGACGATGTGCACAACGTGCGCAAGCTGAAGTCGGTCGACCTGCTCGAGATCAGCCTTGTCAGCATTCCCATGAATGAGGAGGCCCGCGTCACCGCTGTCAAGGCCAGACAACTGATGTTGCCCACTCCTGGGCCCTCGATCGCCTCCATGCGTCTCCAACTTCTGAGAAAGCGCCTCGAGCGATTGGGAGTCTTGTCCACATGAGTAACAACGGCACGGCCGAATCGGTCTACAGGGCCGAGCCCTTTTTCACCAAAGAGCAGGTCTCGGGCATGGTCATGCCCGAGCTCATGGCCAACATCAAAGATCAGTACGACCGCTCCGACGAGATCGAGCGCAAGTATGACGGCATCATTACCGATCCCGAGGACGAGCACGAGGTCAAGCGGCGCCTGCTGACGGTCGACCTGTTGATGGACCAGCAGACGCGCCTGCAGGAAGCGCTCGACCGCAAGGGCATCATCCGCGGTGGCCTCGAGAAATACGGCCAATCCCACAACGGGTATCACCAGCCAGCCTTCGGCGATGCGCTCGCGGGGCAGATGCTCAGTCCAGGCGACCAATTCGTGCGCAGCAATGAGTACAAGCGCATGAAGGGCGGCGGCCTGTTCAACTCAGCATTGAACCGCAACGAGTTCAGCGTGCAGATGACCGAGGGCACGAGTCTGGTGGCCTGGTCGCAGGTGATGCAGAAGACGCTGGTGTCGGTCGGCTCGGGCCAGAACGTGTTCTCGGGCTCGCCGTTTGTGCCCAACGACATCCAGCCGGGCGTCCTGAGCATCCTGCAGCGCGAGATCAACGTACTGGATCTGATCCCGCGGCTGACGACCGAGTCGGACGTCATCGAATGGGTCCAGGAGACCACGTTCACCAACAACGCCGCGATGGTCGCCGAAGCCACGGCCACGACGGGTACTACCGGCAGCAAGCCCGAGTCGGCGCTCGCGTATTCGGCACAGACCACGCCGGTCAGGACGCTGGCTCACTGGATCCCGGTCACGAACAAAATGCTGGGCGATGCGCCGCAGATCCGCGGCATCATCAACAGCCGTCTGCTGCTCGGCCTGCAGCTGTCCCTGGAGACCCAGATCGTCTCGGGCGACGGCACCGGTGAGAACTTCCTGGGCATCCTGAATAACAACATCAACGTCCAGGCGCTCGGCACCGACAACGTGCTCGACGCCATCTTCAAAGGCCGCACATTGGTCAGAGTCACGGGTAAAGCGCGTCCGTCCGCGGTGGTCATGCACCCCAACAACTGGCAGACGGCACGCCTGGCGCGCGAGAACTCGGCCACCGGCACGCTCGGCGGCTACCTGATGGGCCCGCCCAGCATGGTCGGCGCGAATACCTTGTGGGGTTTGCCGGTCGTCGAATCGGAAGCCATGCCGGCGGGCACCGCGCTGGTCGGCGATTTCTCTATGGGCTGCACGCTTTTTGACAGAGAGCAGGCCGTGGTCAGGATCGGCTTCGTCAACGACCAGTTCATCCGCAACATCCAGACGCTGTTGGCGGAGCTCAGGGCGGCGTTCATCGTGTGGCGACCAACGGCGTTTTCGAAAGTAACAGGAGTGCCGTAATGCTGGTGTGCTGGAAAAGAATTCCTGACCCGCCTCCTGAACCGGACGACGATGACCAGCCCGAGCCCGAACCCGAGCCCGAGCCGTCCGCCTGAACGGATGGGGCAGTACGTGGTCGGTCGGCGTTATCGCGCGGGCGGGCATGGGCTCACGCTCACCTGGACCGATGGCACGACCACGCACTATGCGGCGCGCGCGGTCTTTCGACTGGAGCGAGTGCCCGTGAAAGTCACGGGCCGCGCGCATCGCATTAGCGACGGCATGACCTACGAGCTGTCATGAGTTACGCGACGCTAGCCGACTTCAAAGCGGCCGTGGAGATTCCCGACACGCGCGACGACACCGATCTGCAGCGCGCCCTGGACGCGGCGACGGCCTGGATCGATCACTACACCGGCCGCACTTTTCTCAGTGTCGATACCACGGCAACGCTGAGACATTTCCTGCCATACGAGACGATGCGGCTCGAGGTGCCCGACCTGAGCAGCATTACCGCGCTCGAGATTGATACGGCGGGGGATGAGACTTTCCGCACGGCACTGGACGCGGACGACTACGATCTCTACCCGCTGTACTTGATGCCGGGGTTGGGCGGGTATACCGAGATCCGGCTGAAGTGGCTCGCGCCCGCGTATTTCATCCTCGGCTACCAGGTGCGAGTCACCGCCTTCTGGGGCTTCGGGCCGACGCCGGCCGCGGTCACCCAGGCATGCATCCTGATCGCCAATCGCTGGAACCTGCGCCTCGGCGTGCCGTTTTCGATGTGGGAGGCACCACAAACGGGCGAGCTGGCCACCTTGACCGCGCGGGATCAGGATGTCATCGATCTGCTCGGGCCGTACGTCACCTCGAGCGGGGCCGGGCGGGCTGCCAGCGCGAGTTGGATCCTGGTGTGATTCAACTTGGGCCGGAATGGAACGCCTTTTTGAGTCGGCTGCAGACGACGCCGGAGCAGATGGAACGCGACATGCGCCAGACGCTCCAGGCGTCCTTGTTGCTGATCGAGGCGTCGGCGCGCTCCGGGGCCCCCCAGGACACGCGCAGACTCGCGGGAAGCATCACGAATCAGATTTCAGGCACCTATCCCAGTCTTGTGGGCGAAGTGGGTCCAGGCGTGCGCTACGGGCTGTTTGTCGAGTTTGGCCGACGCGCGGGCGCGCGCATGCCGCCCGTCGATGCGCTCATCGGTTGGGTGACGCGGCACTGGCATCCGGCGTTTATCGGCCCGCTGCGTCAGGGCGAGCTGCGTCCGCGGCGCGCCGCTGGTCGCGGTGTCTCGCAAGCGATGATTCGCAGTCGTGCCTTTGCCCTGGCGCGCGCCATTCAACGCCGCGGTATCCCGGCGCGGCCGTTCATGCGCACCGCCTATGAATCGAACCGCGCGCGCATCGAAGCCGGTTTCGCGCGCATCGGCCTGCGCGTCGTCGCCTACCTGGCTGGCCAGCCACTGCCGTGACCGAGCCGACGATCGACCAGATCCAGGCCGCCATCAAGGCGCGCCTGGCCTCGATTACTACTCTCAATGCTTTTCAGAACGAGCCTGTTAGTCCGACATGGCCCGCCGCTTATCCGCGCATCGTCGACTGGACCTTCGACGAGGACTTCGATCACACCACGCTGTATCACTTCGATATCTGGGTGCTGGTCGGGCTCGAACCGGGACTTGATCGTGCCCAGATGTGGCTCAATCCTTATTTGTCGGCCACCGGTAGCGATTCGATCAAAGTCGCCATCGACGCCGATCCGCGACTCGGTGGCACGGTTGCCTCAGCGCGCGCGACCGGTGGCGGCGCCTACGGACGCGTGGATGTCGCGGGTAAAGCGATGTTGGGCGGCTCAGTACGACTCGAGGTGCTGACCTGATGACGCCGTGGCTGAGCGTGGTCATCCCGACGATCGGCCGCGCCTCGCTCGAGGACACGCTGACGTCGTTGCGCATCCAGCCCGAGAGCGACGGTATCGAAGTCCTGGTGGTGGCCGATACGCATGGTCCCGTCAATGCCCAACTCAACTACAGCCATAAACGCGTCGAAGATCTCGGCTTCGACTGGCTCGAGCTGGACGCCGGCCTGAACTGCGTCGGCCAGCCGCAGCGTACCTTCGGAGCGAAAGTCGCGAGCGCGCCGTGGGTGTGGTTCACCCAGGACGACAACATCGCCGCGGAGAATTCGCTGCTGGCGATCCAGTCCGCCATCGAGGCGCAGCCACGCCGGCGTCCTCTGTTCTTCCAGATGCTGACGTACTGGGGGGCGCGCATCTGGCAGACGCCCGTCCTGGCCCAGGGCAATATCGACGCGGACTGCCTGGTGTTTCCGCGCGAAGTGGCTAAGCAGGTGGAATGGGGGCTGCGTTACGAAGGCGATCTGGATGCCGCCGTACGTGCATTCAATCTCACTGGCGGGGATGTGGCGTGGATCGATGAGCTCGTCAGCATCGGCCGTCCGCCGGCGGAGCTGCGCTGGTGGCGATAACCATCGGCACGGTGCGTCTGAACATTGGCAGCGGCGATCTGCCCATGCGCATGCCGGGCTGGGTGAATGTTGATCAGGCTCCGTATACGGGCGTCAACCTGGTGCTGAAGGTGCCGCCGCTGCCGTGGGAGAGCGACACCGTCAGCGAGATCTACGCCGGCCATTTTCTCGAGCATCTCGAGCGTAGCCAGGGCGCGGAATTCCTGGCGGAGTGCTACCGCGTGCTGCAACCCGGCGGGCGGCTCGGGATTCTCGTGCCGGACATGGCCGAATGCTTTCGACGCTATGTGGTGGATGAGCCGGCACCGGCGGAGTTTCCGGCGGGCCACCAGCGCGATCTGCGCAACCTGGACGATCTGAACGAGATGATCATCTTCTCGACCGCCCAGCCATCGCACCACCAGTGGTCATACGACTTCGTTACATTGCGCCGTGCACTCGAGCATGCCGGCTTTGCTGTTGGCGATGAGATCGATCGCTTTCAGGACCCGCGGGTCGCCGTGGGTGCCTGGTACCAGTTCGGATTGGATGCCATCAAACCATGACCGACGCCATCGCGAATCCACACATCAACAATGCCGGCTATAGCGTGTTCAGCAGTGGACCCGGCACCGAAATTCTGGCCTGGAAATGCCCACACTTCAGCGTCTACAGCGGCATCCACACGTTTTCACCCGAAGTGCCAGCCGACGTCGTCGAAGACAGCAAAAACAATCTGCTGGCCTATTACCTGACCGTGCAGCCGTGCGATTGCATCCCGGTTATCAATCCACCATAAGGAGATTCTGCATGCCATCCGCACCCATTCCACCGTGGAACCTCAAGCCGGGCAGTGCGCCGAAGCCGAAGCCCAGCAATCCGGGTGCCGGCCAGGCACCGACTGATCCATCGGTCAGGGTTTCGGGTCCACTCACCGATCCGAGCAAACGCGTCTCAGGCGGCTAGATGTGCGTCCAGTACTTGCGAAGCACGAGGTCGCTGATGGTGGCGTGACTGACGCCGAACTCTTCAGCGAGGCGATGCTGGTTTCGTTCGCCAGCTTCGTATCGGGCGCGTATGTTCAGGACCTGCGCGGCTGTGAGTTTCACGTTGCCATGCCGCGCACCCCGCGCAGTTCGTCCCTTCGTCTTCGCATCCCGATTATTCGTCAGGTGCGTACCGAGGAACAGATGGTCAGGCCGAACACAGATCCGGTTGTCGCATGTATGGCAGACCAGAAGTCCGTCCGGCACTGGCCCATTCAGCAATTCCCAGCAGACGCGGTGGGCATAGAGCATCCCTGCCTGATGCCCGCCGCGTGCGAAAGCACCATAGCCATTTCGGAATATCGAGCCCGTCCAAGTCCAGCAAGTCCCAGACGAATCGACTTTCTGCCAGAAGCGCTGCGCGAATGAAAGTTTTGCTTGTCCACCCCGGTGCGTCATTTTCAACTCACGACATGTTCGTGGGTTACTACGAGGCATTCAAGCAGGCCGGTGTCGATGTCAAGCAGTATGCGCTCGATAAGCGCTTCGAGTTAGCCAAGAGTTGGCTCGAAGCCTACTGGCGCAAAATTGGAAAGCCGCCAGAACGGAAGCCGAACTGGTTCGACATCCTCTACTGGGCGAGCCGGGACGCCCGCGACATGGCGGAAATCCTTGCGGTCGATTGGGTCCTGATCGTCAGCGGTATGTATCTCAGCAAGGATGCCTTCATAAGCATGCGTAGGGCGGGCCTGAAGACGGCTCTTCTATGCTCGGAGTCTCCATACGAGGATGAGGCCCAATCGCGTCTGGCGGCCCTCGTAGACGTTGTGTGGACCACTGAGCGCTCCTCGGCTGAGCGACTCGGTGCCGGCTACGTGCGGCATGCCTACGATCCGCTGCGGCATTCGATCAGCCTGCCCATCGACCTGGACGTGCCAGCGCACGATGTCGTCTTCGTCGGCACCGGTTTCGAAGAACGCATCGAGCAGCTCGCCGCGGTCGACTGGACGGGCATTGATCTGGGGCTGTACGGCAACTGGTCGCTGCTCGGCTCGCGCCACAAACTGCGGACGTTCGTGCGTGCGGGCCCGGTCAGCAACGAGCGAGCCGTGGCGCTGTATCGGCGAGCCAGGATCGGGCTAAACCTACACCGTACGAGCTGCGGCTACGGCCGAGGCGTGCCGCACATTCCCTGGGCCGACAGTTTGAATCCGCGCGCCTACGAGCTCGCCGCGTGCGGCGTCTTTCAGATCAGCGACTACCGCGCAGAACTGCGGGAGATCTTTCCCAATGGCGCGGTGCCAACTTTTCAGTCCGATCACCTCGAGGACGTGTTGCGGGCGTATCTGCTGGATTCGCCCGCCCGTCATTACGCGGCGCGGCGTGCCAGAGAAGCCGTGGCTCCGCATACATTCGCCGCTCGCGCGGCCCAACTCATTGCCGATCTCGAGGCCTTCGACGATCGGTCCTTCGCGAAAGGAGCCTGATCCTTGGCCACGAAGTATCACGGCAAAGCTGGATTGGTGTACATGTC